TCCAGTACCAGCTTCAGTCAACTCTGTAGATTCTACAATATCAAGACCTGCATATTTTCCAACAGTTCTTCCACCCCAAATATCTGAGTTGTCAGTTACAGAACCAACACCAGCTCTACGAATCAAATCCATTGCTTCTGGAGGTAAAACTACATAACCACCATCTACAACATGATTTTTTCTTAAAGCAGTTGCCATTTTGCTTAAATACTCTTCTATATTACCAGTTGTTAATGCAATAGATGCTGCAATAGCTCCGAACTTATTACCAGCAGGAATAGATACATCTCCATAAGTGCTAACACCAAATACATATTTGTCAGCTTCGAGTGCTATAGTTTTACCAGCTTTTTCAGAAGCGGCAGTCATAAAATCACCTTGAGCTTTTGCCATATTCAATCTATCAACAGAGAATGCAAAATACTTATTTTGATTCAATTGCAAAGTCTTTTGTGTATCACTAAGAACTTGAACTGTGATGTCTGTATCTGGAGTATAATCACCAATAGTGATATCACCAACAAAGTTGATTTTTACGGATTTAGATCCGTTTGCTTCCATTTGGTACGCATTAGATGTTACGATACCTGCAATTGATGTTTCGATTGCAACGTTCTCGACAAGTGTGCTCCATTTGTCGCTTAAAAATTTAGAAATAGCCATTTAGGTCTCCTTGTTATTTTTGTCTTACTTTCGCCCAATATGTATTCCACTCAGCTTTGGTCGCATTATCAGAAGGTTCCTGAACAGTGCTACTACCTGAGCCTGAATCATTATTTGGTACGCTTACATTATTATTTTTAACAGCATTAGCTGTCAAATTTCCCTTAAAGTTTTCAAATATAGTAGTCATTACTTCTATGTTTTTGTTTGTAATCTCTTGTTCATCTGATACTATGAAATCTACCAAATCAGAAGGAAGATTCTTTTCTGTCAAAGCTTTTAGAACTATGTTTTTGTTTGTTGAAATAAGCTCACTTCTCTCTTTCGTCTTAAGCTTACGATCCATTTCTTCTAGTTTCTTCTCGTACTCATCAAACTTAATTTGTTCAGGACTCTTCTTACTTCTAGCATCAATCTCTTTTTCAATCGCTAGGTTTAGATTTTCATCTCTCCACTTGTTAACAGCATTAGATTTCTCTGAGTTTACATAATCTATCACAGATTTTGACATTCCAGGATCTTTCATAATATCTTCAAGTGTAGTTGGCTTAGTTTCAGTTTTTGGCTCAACAGATCTTGTTACTACTTCTTCTTTCTTTTCAATTTCTTCAGATGGCATTTTAATTCCTATAGGTTTCATTCCGTAGTATGAAACTTTTGTTTATTTATGTAATTATCTTGTATACTTATTGACAATAAGTTAATTTATTGCTTAAATATATTGATAGCTTTACTTAACAACTTGGCGAATACCGCCAACAACTTGGCGAATACCGCCAACAACTTGGAGGATGATGAATTAGATGATGATTTATCGGAAACTACTAATGTAGATTTTGATATGATGCAGACAATGTTAGATGGATTGAGGAGGAATGCAGAAGAATTAAAAAAACAAAGAAGGTATCTAGTTAAATATGTAGAGAAGCCTAGACTATTACTTAAAGAAGAACAGAAGTATTTTACTGTTACTGCTTTCTGTAATCTGAATGATGTAAGGTTAGAAATAGGTCAAACTTTTCAAAGATTAGGAATAGTAGCTAAAAGACTATCGGCAGAACAAAATTACGAGGTAAAGCAAGTTTCTCACGATATTTATGGTACAGTCAATGTTTATCATAAAGAAATATTAGAACAATTATTTTAAATAACTCTTGACAAATGATTTTAAATAGGTTATTAATATAGAGTAATTAACTTCCTTTGTTAATTACTCCTTATTAAGCTAGAAGATTAACTCCCTTCTGGCTTTTTCTTTATTAATGTCACTTTACATCTGCAATTCCAAGGTCTATTAGTTGGAGGTGGTCCAGCCACTTTGCTTCCATCAAGCATCGTAAACATACCGTCTTTGTCAGCAATTTGACCATCATAAGGTTTGTGGTCTGGATAAGCAACGCTATTAACCCACTTTTTGTCATAAGACTTTCTTATTTTACTACTCTTTTGATAATATATATCAACAGCAGCAGCATCTAATCTGGTTGTCTCAGTCCTGGCAATAACTCTAGCTCTCTGAGTTGTTATATTTACATCTTTTTTGATGGACTGAATCATTCTTGTCTCAGTCCATTCATTTTGATTTGCTTGCAATATACTTCTCTTGATAGCCTCAACTTCTCTGATTTTAAAAAGATCTTCACCATCCCTATCGTAATAACCAGTGAATATAGATTTAGTATTGTTAAAATTTTCAATCAATTCTTTCTTGAAATTTAAATCAAATCCGTATTTTGTAGACAGAGCTTTCAAATCCTTACTTACTATTTGATCCGAAAATGTTCTTCCATCTTTATAATACTTTTTGATTATAGGGTATAATTCTTCAACAGCTTTCTTATTTAATCTAGACCTAACATCCCTCTTTGAACCTAGCATTATAATACCTAGATTTCTAACTGCTTCTTCATACTCATTAATAAAACTACTAATCAAACTTTTAAATAGTTGGTTCATCTATATCCTCTTCTCTATCAGGTATAATTATTCCATCATTAATATATTCTTGATATCTCTCAGCAAGACCTGTTGAATCTTCAAACCCAGCTATTCTGTATGCATCTTTCTGGCTCATTGTGTTTATTAATTTAGATAATGTTTCAGCTTGTGCCTCAACATCTTCAATAAAATTTCTTCTGAATGTTATGTCAAACCATTCAGAGTCTATAGATATTTGAGATACTGTTGACTCTACTTCAGTCCATAATTCTAATTGCTTATACAATGCCATTTTGACTAAGTTTTCAGTTGTCTTAGAAGAGTTCTCTAATCTCATTAGTGCTGCCTTAACTGTGAATACTCTAGCAGAAGAAGCTTCTGTAAGGTCCTTAAGGTCAATAGAACCAGATACCTCGTATATAGATTGTCTAAGTGTATTCTTCATGTTCATTACAGCTGTATCATCAATAGTCTTCTCCAAGAATGATGCATCTCCAAGGTCATTACCCATCTCATCCTTACCGAATAGCAACGTACCAAACTCTCGTAAATAATCTGGAACTTCTATTGGATTACCATCAGCATCTTCACCAGTATAGATATCTCCCCATATTTTCAAATAAGCTAATCTTGCTGCCTTTAATTCTCCTGCAGTATCAGAGATGATCTCATCATATACATCCATAAGGTCAACAGAATCTTCACACTCTGATTTCCAATCTGTATTATTCAGAAAAGGTATGACTGGTACTTGTGAGAAGTTATGTGGTTGGACGTTTGATTCTGATCCATCTGGATTATGAGGAACATATGAAGCTCCACCAGTTTTTGCACTCTGTGCTATTTGCTTACTACCATTTGCATCTTTCTTAGATTTTATGTAATAGTAGACATTCGTATCATCATATACATTACAGTAGTCAGATGTATCACCTTCTAGGTCAGTTGTAGAGTAGAAGTAATATGCGGCATTCGAACTAAATATATCATTATCATAGTCATATACTACCTGCTCTGCTTCCAGGTTTTTAATTTTGAATACACCATCTTCTGTGTAGCATAATCTATGAGATATTCCTGCAACTGCTGCTTTCTGTATAGATTGTGAGTTCATTGTAGCCTGCTTAGTTGCTCTCTCCATCTTCTTCAGCATGACAGATGTCTTTGATATAAGGCTTTCATTTTCAATCAATTCAGTATTAATATTATAAGTTATATCTTGTCCTGAATATCCAACCTTTCTATTAATTATATCTGTGAAGAAATTTGTATGAAGGTTTGTATGAGTTGCATCTTTCAGTGGTGAAGCTGAAGTTCTTTGATATACAGGAACTATTGTCTTATCGTTGTCGAAGTATTTTTTAAGATATATCTGTCTTTTTCCGTACTCGCTTAAGTAATGCTCTTGTATTTTACTTATGTTTTCATGTTCCATGATTACCTCTCTTTGTTTATTCTATTATCTTGTAATTTTATTGTTGATAAGTAAGTTTTTGTTGTCTATAATTATCTTCTAGGAGTCATAGTCCCTTGTCTATTGATTGATCCTCTTCTGGACCTAACAGCACCTCTAGATACATTCTGCTTCTGTGATAAGTTCTTTAATCCCCACACCAAAGCATCTAATGAATTGGGACTCTTAATACCATTCTTATTCTTCTCACCTGTAAATGTTACCATCTCAAACTCAAGCTGTGGGAATTGTTGTGTATGAATTACTTTACTTTGCTCATATAGAGCTACAATTTCTTCAGCTCTAGCCTTCTTTGATTTCCTTGCATGATATGATATTGTTTTGATTGTTTCTCTAATCTGATGTATGATTGTCTTCACCATGTCACCACCCTGATTGCTTTCATATACAATTCTATTAGCTTCCCATTTGTCATACATAGCAATTGATTTCTTAGACCATTCTAGAGGACTCATGATAGCTGATGCATCTTCAAGTACGTAGTAGATATCATCCTTCTTACCTATAGAGACTATCCCGCAAGCATCTGATTTGCTGGTTGAGGTGGTTGCAGGGTCTACCGATATCACAACTTCATCAAACTCTAAGTCTTCATGATATTTGTGAATGATCATATCTCTAGACCACACTGCTCCTTCTTCATCCTGCTTTAGTTGGCCTTCCCATTTCCAGAGGTATTTTGAAGGATTATTCTTCTTATCATGTTCCATCTCAACTCTTAATTCATCTGGAAAAAATGGATTATCCCAATAGTTCATCTCTATTACATCAGCATCATCTCTCTTATTTATTGTGAAGTTTTTGTATACATAATCTGTATCATACTCAGGATTGTAACTAATAAATAGCCTACAGCCTTTTGTACGGATAGTTGGGATCAAGTCATCCCATGCAGCTTCTGAGATCTCAGTTCCCTCATCTGCAAAAACCAGAGAAATTCCTTGTAATGATTTAAGTGATCCTTTTACACCATAAAATAAGAAATCAGCACCATTAACGCACTTCAATGTATTCTCTGTTATTATGAATTGATCCTCAACACCCATCATATGAATCACATCTTTTAAGATTTGTAGGGAGCTCTCAGATATTTTTGACTGGACTCCACGAACGCATAATATTCTACTATTAGGATGTGTCATAGCATAACCTATTACTAACCCTCCAGCCTGGAAAGATTTACCAGATCCTCTGCCTCCCTTCAAAATCACGTACTTTTTCATACTATTATACGCATCTAATAAAGGTTTAAATATGAAGAATTTGACTACGCCTACTAATAAATCCTTAGCTTTCTCATTAGGACTCATTAGGCACATCTGATGTAAATATGATTTTTATGGGTGTCTTTACTTCACCTGAATGTTCGACTTGCTGCTTGTCTGT